ATTGATATGTTGAGCATTCGCCCTGTTTATTTTTGGAGTGGCGTGACTCCCGATTATTTGAACTACCAGGGCGCTGATTATTTTAACCCCATCTATAATGATATTGGTTATCAAGATGTTCCTGCTGCGCGACTTTTTAGTAACTCCTCGGGCTCGAACCTCGGCCTTACCGTTGCTTACGAGCCTTGCTTCAATGAGTTCCGCTCGTCTTACGATGAAGTACTAGGTTCTCTCTCTTCGTACCCTGCTCCCTCCCTCGGCGCCAGTGTTCCGCTCTATTCGTATTGGGTACAGCAGCGCTCTCTTGGCTTTTCGTATGTAGGTTCGGCGCAGGCGAATTATTACCCCGCGCTTTTCGTGGATATAGCACAAGTTAACTCCCCCTTCGCTTCTGGCGTAGAGGATAATTTTTTCGTAAACTTGTCTTATTCGGTTCAGAAGAAGAATTTGGTTAACAAGACGTTTGCAACTCGTTTGTCTAATCGTTAAACCCTTAATATTATGGCACTTGATTGGTTACTCGAAGATGTCCCTACCTACGTTTCCCGTGGTCAGCGCATTCTTTCTGTTCTTGATGGTTCTGGATCTGTCGATGTCTTGCCCGGTCGTCCAGACGTGGCCGCCGAGCCTTCTGATTTTGACAAGGGTGAAAAATATAACCCTGATATTGATTTTGACCCCAATGCTTTCTGCCGTATGGATAAGTTTGACGGTCTAGAGGTTGGTCAGGAACTTATTGATTCAGAGCTAGATAGATCGAAGTCCGCTTCAAAATCCCCTAATTCTGAAGAAAAATAGCTACTCTTTACTTGACGATATATGCTACGTGCGCGGACCCCTTTGGCAAGAGTCCGTGAATTGCTAAAGGTTATTGGTAACGACTGCCGGAGAGGCCGCGCATTTTTCTATCGTTCTTTAATTTCTTAACGTTATGTCGAATACTAAACAGCCTTTCTATAGATCAAAGGCCTTTTGGACACTTATTTCGTCTATTGTTGCCGCATTGGCTGCCTTTTTCCTTGCCTCCTGTTCAGCTCAAGCTAGGATTCAGCGTAGCGGCGTTCACATCGATACAGTTCGCGTCGATTACATTATTCGTTCTAACAGTTTAATTAATACTTAGTATGGCTGTCCCCATTGCCGCTGCTGCGTCTTTTGGTCAGGCTCTCGGCCAGTCTGCCTCCTCCACAGGTGTTACAGGTTTGATTTCTGGCGCCCTCGGTCAACTTTTTGGCGGCATGAACGCCCGCCGCCAATGGCGCTTTCAACAGAAGCAAATGAAGCTTCAACAGCAGTATGCTCTTGAGCAAATGCAGAAGCAATCAGAGCTTTCTTACGCTAATTGGCAAAGACAATTTGATTACGAAAATGCCTACAACGACCCTTCGAAGGTTTTCGACCGCTATTTGAAGGCTGGCGTAACCCCCGCCGCTGTTTTAGGCTCTTCCGGCGTTGGCGTGAACGCTACTATGTCCGGCGGTTCCGCTCCTATGCCCTCCGCTTCTGGCCCTTCGGGTGGTTCACCCGTCGCTCCCGGCGGTTTCGCTACCACTGACCCTACTGCTATCGCGCAGAATATGGTCGCGCGATCCACCGTCGACCGCAATGCTGCTGCTGCTAATCGAGACGACGCCGAAGCTGATCTTATGCGAGGCAATACCCATAGTACGGAGTGGCGAAAGGAAATTGATGAGCTAGAGAAGAAGTCTCTAGAACATAACATCGATAATGTTTCTGAATTAATTCGTCTCAATCGCGCTTTGGCTGACATTCATACTGCTGACGCTGAGTACGCTGATCTTATGGCTACGTATAGGTTTCAAGACTTTGTTGCCCTGTATGCGAAACACGTTGAGGAGGCGAATCAGATCAAGAGATACAATGATAAATTTTTTGATTCTGTTTATGCTGCTCAAATCGCTCGGGACTTCGCGGCCGCTTACGAATCTGCCGCCTCTGGCGCTGTCTTAAACGTTGAGTCTGAAATACGTAAGGTTAATTTGGCTGATCTTCGTGAGTGGTTCTCCCTGAATTGGGATTCTGAAGTCGATGTTCCGGAGGTTGATGAGAAGGGTAAGCCTACTGGTAGGACAATAAAGATGACAGGTCGTCAGATTCATCAGAAGTTAATGGGCCTTGCCGCCTCGGAAGGCGAGCAGAGCCTTTCAGGTCGTTGGTTTCAAAACCGATCTAGCAAGAACGCTTTTGGTTATAGTCTAGCGAGAACTGCCTTGGTTGGCGCTTTGGCTGTTGCCGGCACAGCCGCGACAAAGCGTCCTGTTTCGGTTGGTTATGATGAAGAAAGGGAAATTTACAACAGAGATGGTGAATTTGTCGGAGGCACAAGGGTGGCCCGCCGTCATTTGAGGAGAAATTGAACAATTCTTTTAACCTTTTGAACTTTGCGTTTACTCTCCTTTTGTTGTATATTTGCATTGTAAACCAATAACCACATTGTCATGAAAACGGTTAGTAAAAAGTCCCGTATCAACGATTTAATGATTGACGTTGTCGAGTACGCTTTCACTGAGTGGCTCGTTCGCCAAGGCGTATTCACCTCTTTTAAGACGAACTATGAGTGCATCGTTTCGCCTTATAGGAGTTTTCGCGAACGTTTGCGCGCCCATATTCGGCGCTCCCTCTGTAGCCCCGGTTTTGATCCAGGCAATCTCATTTCCTCTGCTTTCTTATTTACTGCGACGCCCGAGGGTGCTGAGTTTTGGCAGAAGCAGTCGGATGCTTGGCAGCGATTTTACGTAAGATTACAAACAAGACTTTAAATTATACTACTATGACAGAAATTCATGTCGTTATTCGTCGAATTAACCCGGCCCTCAAAATCGATCTTGTTCAGGTAGGGCGTCTTAAAGATTGTCAATTTGAGCCCCTTCCCCCCAGTGCTATCGAGAACTCTCCTATTGCACGCTTTTTGAAGAGTTCGAACATCAGCGATTCGCCCTACATTGATCATTCAGACGTCTCTAATCTCATTGCCGCCTGCGAAGATCTTCCCGGCTTCGACATTGAGTTTTTCGACAATACAATTATTCTTATTTTTGACCTTGAACTTGACTACGATGAAATCACGACGAAAGAAAAAGAGTCGGGGCACTAAAGTGGTAACCCGCCCCCTTGGTGGAAGAGTTCTTTAACCGTGGCGCTCCCCGGGGGGTCCCCCCCCCTGGGAGTTTTCGCTTGTACACTCACCGAATTTATTCGGTATATATTTTTGTGAAGTGAGCCATGGAGCTCGAAGACGCGAAGCGTCCCGGCCGTTAAGGCCGTCGAGCGGCGTAACGAAACAGTTTTCGCGCTCGAAAGTACCGCCTTTCGAAGCGCATGGTAATGTTTTTGGATATGGATCATTTTGACTTTAGACCTAGATTTTCCCCGATAGTTGATTGTATATCGTATCGCTATTCTGTTGGTGCATATCGTGGCAAAAAACGAGTTATTATTGCTTGGTTTGCCGACAAAGCCCCCGCTGAAGATTATCTCGCTCGTTGTCGTCTTGATAGCCCTTATATTAAGTTTGATTGCCTTCAAAGCTTATTGTAATGCCTTGTTCGTCGCCCATATGGATACGCAACCGTCGTTATTTTGATAAGAAAAATCCTTGTCGAAACGGTTCCGACGCCGCCAAGTCCGCTTTGGCCCTTCGCCCTTGGGATATTTCGCGCCAGTGGCTGATGGTTCCTTGTGGAAAATGCGAGGACTGTTTGCGTCGCCAGCGTAATGATTGGTTCGTTCGCCTCGAGCGCGAGCTTGCTCGTTGTAAAGCCGAGTCTCGGCAGGCTATTTTTATTACAATAACCATAGCCCCTAAGTATTACGATGAAGCATTGCAGAGCCCCTCTAAGTTTATTCGACGATGGAATGAAAGAGTCCGCCACACGCTCGGACACACTTTTAAGCACGCGTTTTTCCAAGAGTTTGGCACCCACCCAGAAACAGGGTTAGAGCCACGTCTTCATTTTCACGGTTTTCTTTTTGGAACTAACTGCATGTACAATGATATTCGAGCGGCCGTCCGCGACCTTGGTTTTGTTTGGCTTGCGAAAGCCACTCATAAACGCGCTCGTTATTGCGTTAAGTATGTTACTAAACAGATTCAATTCAACCCCGAAGAAATTTCGGACAAATTTGTTAATGTAGATGGAAATCTTACACCTCTATCTTGCCTCCTCCAACATCGCCGTTATACGCGAAAATTCGTATCTGCTGGCGTTGGTGATTTTCTTGGTTATATGCCTCGCCCTTCTGCCCGTACTTCGACGTGGTCTTATTTTGACTTTGAGAAGCGTATCAATTATAATTACGCGATTCCTCGATACTATCTTAAATATCTTAAATCAGAAGACGAGGTTACTCGTTCGATTGCCGCCGCTGATTCTTATGCACGTTTTAGCAAGTCTTCTCTGGTTAAGCGTATTGTGTCTTTGTGCGTTGAGCGGTTCAGTCTCGATTCCGCCGTATCCCGTAGAGAGACGTATACCTGGGAGCAAAAGCAAATGATGCGTTTTTCTGCCTCTTCTCGCAAGATGCCTGATTTCGATCCCCCTACCTGGCTAGATTTGGATATTATTCAATTTTGGCGAGATCACTACAAACTCCAACTAAACATTTAATTTATGGGAAAACAACCTTTTATTTCGCACGCTGTAAATGGTTATTCTCGATACGACGTTCCCGAGAGTAAGGCTTTTACGTGTACGCCGGGTATCCTTTATCCGGTTCGAATTGATTTTATTAACGCCCGTGATCGTGTGTCTATTGAGCAGGGAATTGACGTCCGTAGCAACCCGCTCGCCGTCCCGACATTTAATCCTTACACTATTCGACTTCATCGTTTTTACGTGCCGCTTCAGCTGTATCACCCTGAAATGCGAACGAATAGTAGTAAGTTTGATATGAATGATTTGAGTTTGAATTGGATTACCGCTCTTGTTGGCACCTCGGGCACCACCACCCCTAACTCCGCTCTTGGTGTTACCCGAGCCTTCCCTAATTCGCTTATGTCTTGGCTTCGTATCTCCAATAAGTCGTCGTTGCAGCTTTCCAATCAGCCTCCTTATACCGCTTCCCTTCCTTCTGGAGCTCCGATCAATCAATGGGCGAACGCTGATACGTATTTAGCTTATTGGGACATCGTCCGAAACTACTACGGCTACTCGCAGTGGTCTTTGTACTCCGTTGCGTGGCCCGCCTCTTGGTCGATTCTTGATGACTCCTACTCCTTTAGTCCTAAGTCTGTTTTCTTTAAGCAGGAGTTTGCCAATCTCGAGTTTCTTGATGCTTACTTTGAGAGCCAGTTCTATCCGTCGGCCGTTACTAGTACGAATAATACTTTTAATCGAGGCAATTTGTTTTTTCAAATAATTAACTCACAGCTCCCGAGTGGCAGCGATCAAGATGGTTACCCCGTTTCTTCTACGCTGCCCTCTGCTGCTGCAGCCGTTTCTGGCGGCGGCCCATCCGGACAGTTCAGTCTTTCTATAGGAGAGAGCTCTGTTCCTGGCATTTCGGCTTTTTTGTTTGCGCATCCTATGGCTGTCGTTCCCTCGAATCCTGACCGATTTAGTCGTCTTATTCCTACCGGTTCATCGTCCGCCGTTTCGATGTCTGGTGTTTCGACCATCCCTCAGTTGGCCATCGCTTCGCGTCTTCAGGAATATAAGGACCTTCTCGGCGCTGGCGGTAGTCGTTATAGCGATTGGCTGGAAACATTTTTTGCTTCTAAAATTGAGCACGTAGACCGTCCTAAGCTTCTTTTTAGTGCTTCGCAGACTGTTAATGTGCAGATTGTTATGAATCAATCTGGATATAACAATTTTTCCGGCGCGCCGGTCAGTAGTCCCCTCGGACAGCAGGGTGGCGCCATCGCGTTCAACGACAGATTAGGGCGTCGACAGTCTTATTATTTCCGGGAACCTGGTTATTTAATTGATATGTTGAGCATTCGCCCTGTTTATTTTTGGAGTGGCGTGACTCCCGATTATTTGAACTACCAGGGCGCTGATTATTTTAACCCCATCTATAATGATATTGGTTATCAAGATGTTC